GTAGGGTAGGGGAGTCTCTGCCGCCATCACACAAAAGCACAATCCGGAGAAAGCATGAAAGTTCCGCCTCAATACATGCTGGTAAGCGATGCATTCTATAAAGCAATGCAGAACGCCATAAAAGAGCAAACAGCGCGGGAGCAAGTATGCACTCCGTTTGGGCTATGGACGCTTTTCCCGTCATTGTGTAAGCGTTAGCACAAAGCACAACCCATGCCTATAATTGGCTATCACGGAAAACCCGAGGTAAGCAATGAAGACATTTACAGACTCCATCGTTAAGTACACATGCGCATTCGGAGTGTTTGAACTCCCAAAGGATGTGTATCTTAGGTCGCTAAGAGATGGATACGGCACAGCCTACTTGGATAAGTGGTGCCAGTTTCAGTATGAAAAGAAACTTGCAGGGCTGTAGCATGGCATTCAATCAAGACAAAGCAGACGAGGTATGTATCCTTCTAGAGGATGGCCTAAGCCTCCGCAAAGCAGCGGAAAAGGTGGGTGAATCAGCTAGGACTATCCTTAATTGGACGAAAGCTAATCCCGCATTCCTTACACAATACACGCGAGCAAGGGAAATCGGCTATCTGCAATTGGCAGACGAAATCCTAAACATCTCCGATGAGTACCAAGTAGAGGTAAAGCACAACGGGGAAGATAAGACTATCGACCTGAGTGCAACGGCTGTAGCCCGTAACCGCCTGAGAGTGGATACACGCAAATGGATGCTCTCCAAGATGCTGCCAAAGGTCTACGGCGATAAGCTGGAATTGACCGGCGACGATACGAACCCGCTCCAAGTCGTAACTAAGGTGCAGTTCGAAGTTGTCCACCCTAAAACTTAAAGTACCGGCAAAGCTAGCCCCATTACTCCAGCCAAAACGCTATAAGGGCGCATACGGTGGGCGAGGTGGGGCTAAGTCGCATTTCTTCGCTGAACAGATCGTATGCCAAGCCCTGACAGGTAAGCGCATCGTTTGTCTGCGTGAGGTGCAAATCTCCATTAAGGAATCCGTCAAGCAGTTGATTGTGGACAAAATCATAGGCATGGGCCTAGATTCACAGTTCGAGATTCTTGAATCAGAGATACGAGGGCCGCACGGTAGCCTAATCATCTTCAAGGGCTTGCAGTCATTCAACGCTGCGAACATCAAATCGCTGGAAGGTTTTGATATTGCATGGGTAGAGGAAGCACAGACCCTCAGCCAGCACTCGCTAGACCTGTTACGCCCGACAATCCGCAAACCCGGCTCTGAGTTGTGGTTTAGCTGGAATCCCCGTTACAAGACTGACGCAGTAGATAAGTTTTTCCGCAAAGACAAGCGAGACGATGCTATCTGCATCATGATTAACTGGTACGACAATCCGTGGTTCAAAGATACGCCACTCTATGCGGATATGCTGGCAGACTTTGAAGCAGACGAGGATAAAGCCGAGCATGTGTGGAATGGCGCGTATGGTTCAAGCCAAGGCGCTATTCTGGCGAAGTGGGTAGGACAGGCCGAGCGAGAGGGGCGAATCCATGATGGCGTGGAGTACGACCCAGAAGGGCCAAAGATCGTCATATCGTCTGACTTGGGTTTCAGGGATACAACGGCGTGGTGGTTTTGGCAAGCTGCGCCGGGTGGATTTAACCTTGTGGACTATACGCAGGGTAACGGCATGGACGCCGACGATTGGATACCCGAGCTTAGAGATAAGCTGGCCGATATTGGTGGACGCAACTGCCTAGGCAAGATATGGCTACCTTCTGACGCAAGGGCTAAGACGTTTCAGAGCAAACACACGGCAGTAGAGCGATTCATTGCGGCATTTGGTCATGACAAGCTAGCCATAGTCCCACAGTCTCGCAAGTCCGACCAGATCGAGGCCGCACGGACGACCATTAAGAAGTGCGCTTTTCATAAGACCAAGTGCGAGGAAGGGATAGACGGGCTATTAGCGTGGGAGTTTGTCTATAACGAGGAATCTGGCGTGTTTAGCCGTGAGCCTAATCACAATTGGGCGTCTCACCCCTCCGATGGCTTCGCCTATGGTTGCCAAGTAATGTCGCAAGTTCAACCAAAAGAACCTGAAAAACCCGCAGAATTTGCCATAAAAGGGGTAAACGGGCGCATAATCACGCAATCCCTAGATAAACTCTGGGCAGAAACCCCTACAAAGCGCGAGAGGTTCTAATGGCAGTTTTATCCGTCATCAATGGTCAAGTGCAGCTAGGCACTGCCACCCCAGCCGTTACAGACACATTCCGCAATGGCATTTTCACGTCTAGCACGGGCCTAAACCGTGCGACCACAGCCGCAGCTAATGAGTTTTGCAACGGCCTACCACTGACAGACGCAGGGCAGATTCAATACAACGACGCTACCGCTGGACTACCCGCAGGGGTTCAATGGTCTGATGGCCTTCCCTTGTCTGCTAGTGGGTTGTGCATTTCTACCGGCCCCGCTGTGACTTATTCCAACGGCATCCCCTTTGCTGCTAATGGCGCGGTATCTGCCGCGATTACCCCATGACAGAACAAGAAATCAACCCCGTAGACGAACACCGCCGCTGGACGCAAGAGCTAAAACTTGCTGCCGACGAGGATAAGAAGTGGCAAAAGCGTGGCGACAAGATCGTTAAACGTTACCGCGATGAACGCCAAGGCTGGAGCGACACGGGCAAGCGGTATAACATTCTCTGGGCCAACATCCAGACAATGCTGCCTGCTTTGTATGGTCGCACTCCCCGCGCACAAGTAGAGCGCCGATGGAAAGACAAAGACCCCGTTGGCCGTACAGCTTCGGTTATATTGGAGCGAGCACTTCAATACGAGATTGACCACTATGGTGACTTCGATAACACGAATAAACATGCGGTACTTGATCGGCTATTGCCGGGACGTGGAACGGCGTGGGTTCGGTTTGAAACGAAGGAAGTTGCGAAAGCAGAAGTAATCGAGGAGCCTACAGAGGATGTAATGGGCGAGCAGCCCGACATGACCTATGAATGTACGCCTACTGATTATGTTTTCTGGAAAGACTTCCGCTGCTCACCTGCCAGAACATGGGACGAGGTTACATGGGTGGCCCGTCGCATTTACATGACCCGTGGAGACGGTGTTAAGCGCTTCGGAGAAGACTTCAAAGAAGTACCCCTAGCGCATGAGCCTATCGGACTGGATGACCTGAGCAAAGCAGGTGCAAGCCAAGCCGAGCAGGAAAGTCTGAAAAAAGCAATTGTTTGGGAAATCTGGAGCAAGGGCAACAAGCGGGTTTATTGGGTGGCCGAGGGCCATAACAAGCTATTGGACAGCAAGGAAGACCCCTACGGGCTAGATAACTTCTGGCCTTGCCCTAAGCCTCTGTTTGCTACCCAGACGACAGACACGCTAGTCCCCGTCCCTGATTACGCGCTCTATCAAGACCAATCCGAAGAAATCGACATGCTCACGCAGCGTATCGGCATGCTGACTGAGGCGTTGAAGGTCGTAGGGGTTTTCGACGCCAGCCAGCCAGCTATTGCGCGAATGCTGAATGAAGGTGTAAACAATACCCTGATCGGCGTAGATTCGTGGGCGGCGTTTGGCGAGAAGGGTGGACTGAAGGGGACTGTAGACTTCCTGCCGCTTGAACAGGTTGTAAACGCTCTGACCCACTGCTACACAGCCCGAGAGCAAGCGAAGCAAGTGGTCTACGAGGTCACCGGTCTGTCAGACATTATCCGAGGCGCTTCTATGGCCTCAGAGACTGCTACCGCACAGCAGATCAAGAGCCAATACGCCTCATTGCGACTCAAGCGCATGCAGACCGAAGTGGCTCAGTTTTGCTCTGAGTTGCTACGCATCAAGGCCCAGATGATGTGCGACTTGTACAGCCCCGAGAGCCTGATAGAAATGTCTGGCATCATGGGGACTGACGACGCGCCCTATGCCGAGCAAGCGATTGCACTGATTAAGCAAGAGCCTGCACGGTCATTCCGCATCGAAGTTGCCGCCGATTCATTGGTAGAAATGGATGAGATTGGCGAGAAGCAAAGCCGCACAGAGTTTATGACTGCCTTCGGCGCGGTTCTACGCGATGCCGTGCCAATGGTTCAGGCCGCTCCTGAAATGGGCGCATTGGTGGGTGAAGTTCTACAGTTTGTAGTCCGCACGTTTAAGGGTGGGCGTCAACTTGAGAATGTGCTGGAAAACACCATTGCCAAGATGAACGAGCCTAAGCCAGAAAAAGAGGCGCCGCCTGATCCTGAAGTGGTGAAAGCTCAAGCGGCTATGCAGTTGGAGCAGGCTAAACAATCCGCAATGGCTCAGACTGAGCAATTCAAAGCCCAAAACGCGCAAGCCATTGAAGCCGCGAAGATGCAACACGCCTTAGAGCTAGAGCAGATCAAGCAGCAAGCCGAGACAGAACGCGCCCAAATGCGTGCCCAGATCGACGCAGAGACAAAGCTGCAAATTGCCGCAATGAACGCGCAAGCCGCTGAAAAACCTGCCGTAACTATGGCGGTTGACGGAAAAGACCAGCTAAACCAAGTTGGCGAAGAAGTGAAGGCCATGGCATCTCAAGCCGTTGCAGGGGTAGACGCTCAGGCGCAGGCAATCACTCAAGCAATGGCGATGCTGGCAGACGCTGTGCAACAGATGAACCGACCCAAGCGCCGTATGGTAGAGCGTGGGCCTGATGGCCGTGCAATCGGCGTTATTGAAATCAACGAGGGCGAATAATGGATAATTTCACGGCAAACGTTGGGGCTGGTGGTGACACATTCGCCGCTGACGACATATCTGGCGTAAAGTACCCGCGCTCCAAGGTGGGATTTGGCTCTGATGGCGCTTATATTGACGTAGATGCTGCAAACCCGCTGCCCGTTGACGTTGGAACAGTTCCCGTCACTGGTACATTCTGGCCTGCAACCCAGCCAATTAGCGCGGCATCTGCACTGACCACAACCCCCGAGGGTACGGGCGCTGCATTTTGGCCCAGCTACAAAGGTGTAGCAGACACAGCCCAGACCGGATTCAACGTAGATTCGGGCGGCGCACTCATTACCCGTGGTGCAGTCACTACGGATGAAGGCACGTTCCGAGTTAACTTCGCCAATACCTCAATCGCAGTGTCTATCGGCTCTGTAACGGTATCCGGCAAAGTGGTAACCGGCTCTGGCTTCCTTGCTGCTGATGTGAATTATCGCGATTACTTCAAGCTGGACGCAGACGCAGAGAGCGCATGGAGTCAGATTGACTACGTGGTAGACAATACAACCATCATGCTAACCAATGCCTACACGGGCGGCGCTTCTGGTGCAGCTTCCCGCGCTTTGGTGGTTCCTGTCACTCAGGCGGGCGGCGGTTATTCCGTGGCGTCTGGGCAGTTGACCATGACCAGCGGCACTACATCGGGCGGCGGCATCATCATTGGCCGGATCATGGATTACGGGCCTTTGGTGTATCGTGCGCGTTTGTCCATCTCTCAGCGAGAGGCAAACAATGAAACCCGCATAGGCTTTGCGGAACCCGTCACAGTCACGCAGCCACGCTGGACAGCTCGTTTTATCGCTGATGGCACGGTCAACACAACGATAAAGTGCGCGTCAAGCCGCAACCCTACGACAGCCCCAAGCGCTGCCGAGACTGAAACCACTATTGTCACCATCCCTAACGGTGGCAACACATCGCAACAGTTGGACTACCGCATTGAGCAGCTCACAGAGTCTGTTCGGTTCTATATATCCGGCGTATTGGTGGCAGAGCACTCCAAGGTAATGCCAGCGCAGTCTGATGTGATGGTGGCATCCGTTCGGTCATTTAATACTGCCGTACCTGCATCTTCTACGACTGTAGTAGTGGACTTCATGACAGTGAAGAACCACAACAAGCTAGAAATCGGCGTAATGAGTGAGACTGAAAAGATTGTGGCCGCTGCCGCACCTTTGCAGCAGTTCACCTACTCGGTGGCCGGTGTAATCGCCATCAACACTGATCTGATGGTGCTGGACTGCTCACAGCTTCGCAGCCTATTCATTCAATGTAATTCGATGGGCACGACTGGCGTTGTTACCGTTCAGTGGTCTAACGAGCCTACTTTTGCCCAGCCAATCACGGCTACGCTAATGGGTGAATCTGGTGCGACTTCCACCACGTTCAATGCTGCTGTGATGCGTGTCACCAACGTGCTGGCTCGTTACTGCCGCTTGCGTCTGACCACTGCGACAACCGCTGGCACAACGACCCTGAACGTGTGGGGCGCGCAGACTACCTACACGCCTATTGTTAGCACTCAGCCAGTCTCCGGCACTGTTGGCGTCACTGGTTACCCAACGGCGGCTGCATCTGCTGACGGGCTGGCAAACCCGACTATTACCCAGATCGGCGCGGCTGCTCTGAACTTCAACGGCACCACATGGGATAGGGTGCGTAACAACGTCAGTGCGGCTGTAGACACATCGTCTGCGCGTACAGCCTCCGGCACTGGCGTAACGTTCACCAACCACAACGGCGGTGCGGTTTCATTCTGGCTGAACGTCACTGCGGTATCTGGCACAACTCCAACCATGACCGCTCGCTTGCAATGGTCGCCTGATAACGGCACCACTTGGCTGGACATGGACACAACCAACCTGCAAACAGTGTCAATTACTGCGACAGGCAACTTCACGCTGCATGTCGGCCGCGGCTTGCCGGTAACTGCTAACCGCTCCGCAAACCTTCCGGCTCCGCGCTTGATGCGTTTGGCATGGACTATCGGCGGCACGACTCCTAGCTTCACGTTCACTTCGTGGGCCAACACTAACGCCTAATATGTGGATTCACCTATGAAAGAACTAATCGACGTTTTTAGGTATGACCAAGAAAGCGGGAAGTTTTTTTGGTTGATAACTCCCAACAGTAGAGCCAAAGAGGGTGATGAAGCCGGATGCATAAAAGTACATTCTGGATATCACACTCTTAAATACAACGGCAAGGTCTACTTAGCCCATAGAGTTGCTTGGTTTTTTATGCATGGGCTGATTCCTAATCAACAAATAGATCACATAAATAGAAATAGATCAGACAACCGCATTGAAAATTTACGGGAATGCACTCCATCACAAAATCAAAAAAATCAATCGTTAAGCAAAAGGAATATCTCTGGATGCGCTGGCGTTACATGGCAAGAATCTAGAAAAAAGTACCTTGTTACGGTTTGCGTGTATGGTAAAAGAATGAACATGGGACGCTATTCTGATTTTCATGATGCAGTGAGAGTTAGAAAAGCCGCAGAGCAAAAATTCTATGGCGAATTTGCGAGTTCGTACTGATGTACATACATTTACTTACCCTAGGGCTGATTGACGGTGCAGGCGGAGAGCCTGTAGTCCAAGACACGCCCGATGGGTATTGGTACAAGCAATGGGAAAAGCTGCACAAGAAAAAACCAAAGCTAGAGGAAGTAATCGAGCTAGTCCAAGAGCGACCAGCTACAGCCCTAGCCGAGGTAAAAGAGGCAGTAAAGCGCGAGTATCCCCGCATCGACTACACGCAAGTTGCGCGGAACGTAGAATTGCAGCGATTTATAGCCCAGCAGATACTCATTGCTTTAGAATTGCGCAGAATCGCAGACGATGAGGAAGATATAGAAATCTTGATGCTGCTATGAAAACAGACAAAGAGAAATGGCTAGAACTCTGGAACCTTTCAGGGGAAGAAGGCGAGCGCCAATGGCAACTAAAGCAAGAGATGCATGCTAGACCGCCTCGGGTCAATTACGTCATTCCAGATATTGGCGGGTATCAGTCTCAGGCAACGGGCGAATGGATTAGCTCTCGCTCCGCACATCGCGCACATCTTAAACAACACGGGCTTATAGAACT